CTAAGGGTAGTTTTCAATGGCAAAATGGCGTAAAAGATACTAAAGTAGAATTTGTGCCTAATCTAAGTGGAAGATTTAATGTTAGTTGGGTTCCACCTATACATTTACAAAATAAAGTAATAACAAAGAATGGAATTAAGCATCCCGGTAATGATCATTTGGGAGCTTTTGGCTGTGACTCATATGATATATCAGGAACAACAGATGGGCAAGGCTCTAAAGGTGCGTTACATGGATTAACAAAATTTAGCATGGAAGAAATTCCCGCTAATATGTTTTTTTTAGAATATATAGCTAGACCACAAACAGCGGAAATGTTTTTTGAAGATATATTAATGGCATTACACTTTTATGGTATGCCAATACTTGCAGAAAATAACAAACCTAGGTTATTATATTATTTAAAAAGAAGAGGATACAGGGGATATTCAATGAATAGACCCGATAAAATATGGAATAAATTATCGGTTACTGAAAAAGAAATTGGAGGTATACCGAATTCAAGTGAAGATATAAGGCAAGCGCACGCATCCGCAATAGAAAGTTATATTAATACTTATGTAGGCGAACAAGAAAACGGGAGCTATGGAAATATGTATTTTAATAATACATTAAACGATTGGGCAAAGTTTGATATAAATAAAAGAACAAAATTTGACGCAGCTATCAGTTCAGGGTTAGCGATTATGGCATGCAATAAACATAGATACGCACCAAATCAAGCTACACAATTAAAAAGTAAAGTTAATTTTAGTTTTTCTAAATATAACAATAATGGAAATTTTTCAAAAATAATACAATAAATGGCAAGAGTATCACCAAAAGGTATTTTTCCGAGTCAAGCAGTTAGCGACACAGAAAAAAGAGGTTTAGATTATGGGCTTCAAGTCGCTAAAGCTGTAGAGTCAGAATGGTTCAAAAAAGATTCAGGAGGATCTCGCTATTTCTCGAATAGAGACAACTACCATAACCTTAGGTTATATGCAAGAGGCGAGCAAAGCATTAAAAAATATAAAGATGAATTATCCATTAATGGGGATTTGTCTTATCTAAATTTAGATTGGAAACCAGTACCTATTATTCCAAAGTTTGTGGATATAGTTGTTAACGGCATTGCGGAAAGAGCTTACGATTTAAAAGCTTATTCGGTGGATGGGATTGCTAGCGATGAAAGAACTAAGTATGTTAAAAGTATGCTTAGGGACATGGGGAATAAAGAATTATTTCAAAATATAGGTTCTTCCTTGGGTGTTAACATGTTTAAAAATGACCCTGAAAGTTTACCTGCTAATAGTCAAGAATTAGAATTACATATGCAACTTGACTACAAGCAATCTATTGAAATAGCAGAAGAACAAGCTATAAATAATGTTTTTGATTTAAACAAATACGAATTATTAAAGAAAAGATTAGATTACGATATTACAGTTTTAGGAATTGGTGCTGTAAAAAACAGTTTTAATACTGCCGAAGGAATTAAATTAGAATATGTTGACCCTTCTGATTTAATATACTCTTATACAGATTCGCCATATTTTGATGATTTATATTATGTAGGCGAAGTAAGAAGAGTAAGTTTAATAGAATTAAAGAAACAATTTCCACAATTAACAACAGAAGATATTGAAGAAATCGAAGGAAAAGGCAATAGCTCGTTATTATATAACCAAATTGGCGTAAATTCTTCAGACAAAAATTTTGTATATGTTTTGTATTTTGAATATAAAACATTTGAAAATCAAGTTTATAAAATTAAAGAAACTACATCTGGGGCCGATAAAGCAATTAAAAAAGATGATAAATTTAATCCACCTAAAGATTCTAGGGCTAGATTTGAAAAAGTAAATAGATCTATTGAATGTTTATATGAAGGTGCAAAAATTGTAGGCCACGATAAGTTATTAAAATGGCAGAAAGCTGTAAATATGACAAGGCCTAAATCTGATATTACTAAAGTTCAGATGAGTTATAATATTGTGGCACCTAGAATATATAAAGGTAAAACCGAGTCATTAGTTAGTAGAATGACATCTTTTGCTGATATGATTCAAATTACTCATTTAAAACTTCAACAAGTGTTATCTCGTATGGTACCTGATGGTGTTTATTTAGATGCAGATGGATTAGCGGAGGTTGATTTAGGCAATGGAACTAATTATAATCCGCAGGAAGCTTTAAACATGTACTTTCAAACCGGTTCCGTTATAGGTAGGTCAATGACACAAGACGGTGAATTTAATAACGGTAGAGTTCCTATACAAGAATTAAGAGCTGGCGCTGGTGGTTCAAAAATACAAAGTCTAATACAATCCTACAATTACTATTTGCAGATGATGCGGGATGTTACAGGATTAAATGAAGCAAGGGACGGAAGTGCTCCGGATAGAAATGCATTAGTTGGTTTACAAAAAATAGCTGCGGCTAATAGCAATACAGCAACAAGGCATATATTACAAGCCGGGTTATATTTAACATTAAAAACAGCAGAAGCTATAGCACTAAGAGTTTCTGATGTGTTAGAATATTCCGCAACTAAAAATTCTTTCATCCAATCATTAGGTAAATTTAATGTGGGAGCACTTGAGGAAATGAAAGAGTTGCATTTGCACGATTTTGGTATATTTTTACAATTAGCACCAGATGAAGAAGAAAAACAATTGTTGGAAAATAACATACAAATGGCAATTACACAAAAGCAAATAGAATTAGAAGATGCTATTGATGTAAGAGAAATTAAAAATTTAAAGTTAGCCAATCAGTTATTAAAATTAAGAAGAAAGCAAAAGTTTGAAAGAGATAGACAAATCCAAATGGAAAATATCCAAGCACAGTCTCAAGCTAACGCTCAGTCAGCTCAAGCAGGAGCCGCTGCAGAAATACAAAAACAGCAGGGGATTGCTGAAAGCAAAGTACAAATTGCACAAGCACAATCACAATTCGATATTGCAAAACTTGAAAGAGAAGCGGAAATTAAAAAAGAGTTAATGGAGTTTGAGTTTCAACTTAATATGAAGCTTAAGGAGCAGGACAATCAGGTGATTAACAATAAAGAGAAGTATAAAGAAGATCGTAAAGACGAAAGAACAAAAATACAAGCTTCACAACAAAGTGAACTTATAGACCAGAGAAAATCTGGTAAACCACCAAAAAGTTTTGAATCTGCAGGATTTGATAACTTAGGTGGATTTGGATTAGAGCAATTTGATCCAAGATAAATTTTTAACAATTATATTTTATTATGTCAGAAAACATCAAAGTAGAAGCTTTAGACGTTGAAGAAAAGTCTATTGCTGAAAAAGAAGCAGATGTACAAAAGTTATCAACTAACGAAGATGGTGATTACACTGTGGATTTAGGAAAAATTAAAAATCAAAAAGAAGAAACAGATGCCGTTCAAGAACAAAAAACAGAAGATGGCGTGTTACGCGGAAGCAGCGAAGATGAAAAAGATGGGGAAGAAGCCAAAGTGGAACTGCAAGAAGTACAGCAAGAAAAAGTAGAAGAGCCTGTACTTGAAGAGGTTGTTGAAGAAGAAGTTTCGGAAGAACCAACTCCAGTAGCTGAGGAAAAACAACCAGAGCCAGAAGTTGAACCGGCTGAAGAAACAAAAGAACCAAAAGTAAACTTACCAGAAAATATACAAGATTTGGTTAAGTTTATGGAAGAAACTGGTGGAACTCTTGAAGATTATGTCAGATTAAGCGCTGACTATTCAAATGTAGATCAAAATACATTATTAAGAGAATATTATAAACAAACAAAACCTCATTTAAGTTACGATGAAGTATCGTTTTTATTAGACGATAAATTTTCATACGATGAAGAAATAGATGAGGAAAGGGATATTAAAAGAAAAAAACTTGCTCTTAAAGAGGAAGTCGCAAATGCCAATAAGTTTTTAAATGAAACTAAGGAGAAATACTATAAGGAAGTCAAGTTGAGTTCTAAATTAGCTCCCGAGCAACAAAAAGCTATTGAATTTTTTGACAGATACAATAAAGAGCAAAAATCAGCTGAAGAATTATTACAGCAGCAAACACAACATTTTCAACAAGAAACTAGTAAAGTTTTTAACGAAGAATTTAAAGGTTTTAATTTTAACGTAGGAGACAAAAAATACCGTTTCAATGTAAAAGATGTTAACAAAGTAAAAGAAACTCAAAGTGATTTATTGAATGTTTTCAATAAATATGTTGGTGACAATCAAATGTTACAAGACGCTGGGGGTTACCACAAAGCTTTATTTGCCGCTTCTAATCCTGACAAAATAGCTAATCATTTTTATGAACAAGGTAAAGCGGATGCAATCAAACAAATGAGCGCAGAAGCTAAAAACATTAACATGGATCCTAGAAAAACTTCTAGTGGATATGTTGAGGCTGGTGGAATAAAAGTAAAGGCTATTTCTGGGGATGATAATTCTAAGCTAAAATTTAAACTTAAAAATTATTAACTAACAAAAAAAAATTAAAATGGCGAATAATAATTCATTTGCTGGCCCATTGGCTGGCAGCATTTTGACTCCTTCGGCTCAAAAAATGACAACCTTAGGAAGTTACTTAGACATCCAAAACGATGGATGGGCTAAACAATATCTACCTGAGCTTTACGAAAGCGAAGTACAGAGATATGGAAACAGAACTATTTCTGGATTCCTTTCACAAATTAGTGCAGAAATGCCAATGTCTTCTGATCAAGTAATTTGGTCTGAGCAAGGTAGACTACACTTATCTTACAACGGTACAATTAACTGTGTAGATGGTGTTGTAACTGCAATAACTGGAATTGATAGTGGCGCTACTGAGGCTCATGCTGTAAGAAAAGGTGCTACTGTTGTTGCTGAAATTGCTGGATCTGCTGGGACAGTAGTTGTAAAAGCTTATTGTAAGGCTGGTGTTGAGGCATCAACTTCAACATTAACATTAAAACCTTACGGTGGAGCTAATTTTGATGATTTAGATGTTTTAGTTGCTGGCGATACAGCTGTGGCTATTAAATTTTTCGTATACGGTTCTGAATTTAAAAAAGGAACTGCTAGTATGACTGAATCAATAGAGCCTACATTTAAAACTTTCACAAACAAGCCAATGATTATCAAAGATCACTTTGAAATCAATGGATCTGATACTGCTCAAATTGGGTGGGTACAAGTAAGTGGTGAAGGCGGAGAGTCTGGATACTTATGGTACTTAAAATCTTCTGCTGATACAAAAGCAAGATTTGACGACTATTTAGAAATGATCGCTATTGAATCTGAAAAATCTGATTCAACTGCTGATTCTGATATTCCAGATGGTTCTCAAGGATTACTTTCTGCTATTGGCGAAAGAGGAATTGTAGCTACAAATCAATTTGATTCAGGTGCAGTATTATCTGAATTTGATGATGTATTAAAAGAATTAGACAAGCAAGGGGCTATCGAAGAAAACATGCTTTTCTTAGACAGAGACGCTAACTTAGTAATTGATGACTTACTTGCAGGTTTAAATCCAAATATTTCTGGGGGTCTTGGTTTTGGAGTATTTAATAACTCTGAAGACATGGCATTAAATTTAGGTTTTTCTGGTTTCAGAAGAGGTTCTTATGACTTCTATAAAACTGACTGGAAATACTTAAATGACAAGTCAACAAGAGGTTCAATCGGTGGATTAAAAGGACTTTTAATTCCTGCTGGAACATCTTCAGTATATGACCAAAACTTAGGAAGCAATGTTAGAAGACCTTTCTTACACGTAAGATATAGAGCTTCTCAAGCTGACGATAGAAAATTAAAATCTTGGGTTACTGGTTCAGTAGGTGGAGCATCTACAATCGGTGATGACAAAATGGAGATTCACTATCTATCAGAAAGATGTTTAGTAGTTCAAGCTGCAAACAACTTCATGAGATTTGACTCATAAATTTTAATGTAATTTTTACCCTCGTTGTAACGACGGGGGTAATCATTACTCTTATTAATTATATTATATTATATCATGACAAAAACTAAAGAAAAAGCAACTAAAGTTGCACCCAAATGGGAAATAAAAGATAAATTATATCAATTATCAATAAATGAATCACCAATTGCTTTTATGGTAAAAACAAGAGGTATATTGTGGTTTGACGAAGAAAAGGGATACGAAAGAGAAATTAAATACTGTGAAAATCAAAAAACAGTATTTGTCGATGAAATGAAAGGACCTGAAAGATTATCAAGAATTGTTTTTAGAGATGGAAAATTATTTGTTCCAAAAGAAAAACAAACATTGCAAAAATTTTTAGCTATTCACCCGGACATGAATAAAAAATTCTACGAATACAACCCGGTTAAAGAGGCAGAAGATGACCTAGATGTTCTTGAATATGAGATACAAGCATTAACTATGGCACAAAGCATAGATATTGATCATGCTGAAGCAATATTAAGAACAGAGCTTGGAAATAAAGTATCTAAGATGACTTCTAAGGAACTTAAAAGAGATTTATTATTATTTGCTAGAAGTAATCCAGAATTGTTCTTAGAATTAGCAAATGACGAAAACATAAACATTAGAAATATAGGTATAAAAGCTGTTGAAAATGGCATTATATCTTTATCAAGTGATCAAAGAACATTTAAATGGGCGTCGAATGATAGAAAACTTATTACAGTTCCATTCGATGAAAATCCATATTCAGCTTTAGCGGCATACTTTAAAACCGACGAAGGTATTGAAGTATATCAAACAGTTGAAAAAAAATTAAAATAAAATGCTTATAGTGGTTAGGCCGCAATAAGCGGCTTAATCATTATATAAAAAAAATATTATGGCAATATCAGTAAATAAAGTTTATAGAGCTGTGCTTTCAATATTAAATAAAGAAGGTAGAGGTTTTTTAACACCTGATCAATTTAATAGAATCGGAAGACAAGTTCAACTTGATCTTTTAGAAAGAGCTTTTTATGATTATAATAAAGCAATGAATAGAAAGAAAAGCTATGTAACTAATGATGAATATGGTAATTTGCCAAAAAACATTAAAGAAAAAATTGATATTTTTTCAAAAGAAAGTGAAATAACAATAACTGGAACTGGTGCTATAAAATCAGGAGTTAATGTTAGACAAAGAACAACAATAGTAGGTGTAAGTGTTCCTACACAAGTAACAGCGGGAACTTATTCTAATTTGGCCACTACAACAAATGGAAACGGAACTGGATTAACCGTAACAGTTGTGGCAGCTACCAACTCATTCACTACAATCACAACAGTAGTAAACGGTTCTGGATATTTAGCAGGTGATATTGTTACAATACCTCAAGCTTCTATGACGGGCGCAAATAATGATTATACTTTTCCAATAGAAAGTACTGATATAGTAAACGGAAATATATTGTTGCCATCTGATTTATATAGAATAATAAATTTATCTATACAAAATAGATCTATAAATCTAGAAGAAGTTAATAAGTCTGAATATACATACGTTAATTCTTCTAAATTAACTGCTCCATCTGAAACTTATCCTATATATTATAGAGGATACGATGGGGTTAAAATTAGCCCAATAAGCTTAGTAAATCAAAGTTTAATTTTTGATTATATAAAAGAACCAGCGGATCCAATTTGGGCATATACATCTGGGGTTAATAGTTCTTATTCTTTTAACAGTAGTGCTTCTACAGATTTTGAATTGCACGAATCTGATGAAGTTGATTTAATATTAAAAATATTAGCATATGCTGGTGTATTAATAAAAGATCCAAATATAGTGCAAGCGGTTAGTGCTGAAGAAAATAAAATTATTCAACTTGAAAATTAATAATAAATGGGATTAATAAATGTAACACAACAGGCTTACTATAGCCAGTCACAAAGCTTTACAGGTAATGGGAGCACTACAGCTTTTACATTGACAACAACTTATTTCCCAACTCTACCTGCGGTTAAAGCTAATATACAAATATTTGTAAATGGTAAAGAAATAAATAGTGCTAATTATACATATTCTTCACCAACAGTTACATTTACTGGTAATTCAT